GAATGGTTGGAAATATCAACCGATCAAATGTACCAGCACTTTAATAGATCAAACTTCCAGCAAGAAATACACGAGTTGTACTATGACCTGGTGGTTTTTGGCACTGGTAGCTTTTATGTCAGCATGGAAGAAGAGGGCTTGCGGTTTGCGTGTCGGCATATTGCAGAAGTTTGCATTTCAGAAGATAGCCAGGGTCGTGTTGATACCATCTATCGAAAGTTCAAACTAACCGCTCGAAGTATTAAGATGCAGTTTCCAGACGCAGAAATGCCGAAGAAAGTTGCAAAGGACGTAGATAATGATCCGTATAAAGAACATGAAGTCGTTCATGCCGTGTTTCCTCGTGCGGAGGCTACTGGGGCATTTGCAAAAAATAAACCAGTAGCATCTGTTTACTACATGGCAGATGGCAGAGAGCTGCTAAGTGAAGGTGGCTTTGACGAAATGCCATTTATGTCACCAAGGTTTGTTAAAGACTCAGTTAGCACTTATGGGCGTAGTCCAGCAATGACAGCGCTGCCTGATGTTAAGATGCTTAACAAAATGTCAGAGACAATAATAAAGGCTGCACAAAAGCAAATCGATCCACCACTAATGGTTCCAGACGATGGGTTTCTAGGCACAGTACGCACCTCACCAGGTGCATTGAACTTTTACCGATCAGGAACGCGAGATAGGTTAGAGCCGCTGCAAATCGGAGCCAACAACCCACTAGGGCTTAACATGGAAGAGCAAAGGCGTAATGCAATACGCCAGGCATTCTATGTAGACCAGCTGCTATTGGGTCAAGGTCAAAATATGACAGCGACAGAAGTGTTGCAACGGAACGAAGAAAAGATGAGGTTGCTTGGACCTGTCCTAGGACGGATGCAAGCTGAATTGCTCCAGCCTCTTATATCACGTTCTTTTGCATTGCTTCTCAGGGCTGGCCTCCTCCCTCCAGCACCTGAGGAGCTACAAGGTCAAGACATCGATATTGAGTATGTAAGCCCCCTAGCGAAAGCGCAAAAACTAACAGATCTACAAGCCATGCTCCGTGGTTTTGAGATATTGCTGCAAGTTAGCCAAGTCGCACCAGTTACCGACTACCTCGATGGTGATAAGATGGTGCAATACCTTGTTGAAACAGCTGGCCTACCAGCCAGAGTTATACGCGGTGAAACTGAAGTGGCAGAAATCCGACAACAACAAGCAGAGGCCGCACAACAACAACAGGCAATGCAAGAACAAATGCAAAGCGCTGAAGCGGCAAACAAGATAGCGCCATTTATTAAGGCAGCTGGAACAGTACCACTAGAATGAAGGTAGAAGATTTAAAACTTGCCTATCGCAGAACCTTTAACACTGACGATGGCGAGATCGTACTAAGTGACCTCAAGGCACGGTTTGGCTTTGAGACAACCACCTATTCGGACAATCCATACAATAGTGCATTTAATGAAGGTCAGCGTGCAGCCGTGCTGCTGATTGTCCGTATGCTGACCGAAGAGAAGGAACCCGAAGAATGAGCGAAGAAGTTGCAGAGGCAACCCAAGACACTGGATCTCAAGAAGTCGCAACGGAAGCTGTAGCGGAAAGCGCAGCACCAGTTAATTTTTTAGATAGTTTACCAGAAGATCTACGTCACAATCCTAGTTTAAAAAACTTTACAGACGCTGGATCCTTGGCAAAGTCATATGTACATGCCCGATCAATGATTGGCGCAGATAACATAGGCAAACCACAAGAAAGCTGGACGGATGATCAATGGACAAACTTCTATGCCGAAACAGGGCGTCCACAAGATACCGCTGCCTATGTAGCAGATTTTGAGAATGTTTTAAGCGAAGATCAGGCAAACGGTTTTAGACAAGCAGTGTTCGAGGCTGGTCTATCGCCCAGGCAGTTTGATAAGATTGCAGCGTATTTTGTAAATGAAAATGCTGCAATGGAGCAAGATGCAGAAGCGCGAGCCGAAGCAGCCTTTGATGAGGGTGTTGCAGCGCTGCAAGCAGAGTGGGGGCAAGCGACAGATCAACGTATTCAGCTGGCACAACAAGCAGCAGCAACGTTGCTAGGCCCACTAAAAGAAAATGAGTTTTTTAAACAAACAATGGCAGATGGTACGCAACTTGGCGATCATCCAGAGATAATAAAAATGTTTGCAACACTTGGTGAGCAAATGGGCGAAGACAACCTGGTCGGAGAAACGTCAGAGCTTATAATGACACCAGAGCAAGCACGACAGGAACTAAAAGAAATAATGCGTCCTGGCACGCCGTACACGGATGCCAGACACCCAGAACATGATGCCTATGTGCTAAAAGTACAGGAGCTTTTCCAAGCAGCATCGTGAACGTGGATAACCGATAGGCCCACACGACAAGCATGTGCGACATGCAGAGTGACTGCCTCAAGCAGTAAGCGTGGCCTCGCAAGAGATAACCAAGCGCAGCAATCCTAAATTGAAACTGAAACTGTAAAAAGGAGAGACTTATGTCTACTCAAATTACTACAGCTTTTGTCAATCAGTTTTCCGCGAACGTCCAAATGCTATCACAGCAAAGGGTTTCGCTGCTGCGTGATGCAGTAGATGTGGAAAGCGTGAATGGCGAAAAAGCTTTTTTTGACCAAATAGGGTCATCTGCAGCGGTAAAAAGAACAAGCCGCCATGCCGATACTCCCGTTATTGATCATCCACACGCCAGAAGAATGGTCACAATGTCAGACTATGAATGGGCTGCGTTAATTGATGAGCAAGATAAAGTTCGTTTGCTTATTGATCCAGCTTCTAATTATGGCAAGGCTGCGGCTGCTGCCATGGGTCGAGCAATGGATACTGAAATCATTGCAGCGGCTTTGGGTACAGCGCAAACTGGCAAAGACGGTGGTACAGCAACTACACTACCAGCTGGGCAAAAAATTGCACATGGATCAGCTGGTCTGACTGTGGCAAAACTATTGAGCGCAAAAGAAACGTTGGATGCTGCATCTGTAGATCCATCAATACCGCGCACAATCGTTGTTTCACCAAAACAAGTATCTGATTTGTTGAACACAACAGAGGTTAAGTCATCAGACTTCAACACCGTAAAAGCGTTGGCTCAAGGTGAGATAAATTCTTTCATGGGATTTAATTTCATCACAAGCAATCTCTTGACCACAGACGGAAACGGTAACCGCCAGGTTATTTGTTTTGCTCAAGATGGTGTGAAAATGGCAATGGGCAAAGAGCCTATGGCTAAGATCGATGAACGTGCCGACAAATCCTACGCAACGCAAGTCTACTACTGTCAAACTCTTGGTGCTACGCGCATGGAAGAGGTGAAGGTAGTTGAAATTGCTTGCACTGAATCATAAGGAGATTGAGAAATGGCAACAGTTTATTCGACACAACGAACTAACTCACGAGCAACACCAGTAGCGATGAACAAGGCAAATGAGATGGGCGGTCGTATCCGCGTAGCTCATGGCACTTTTGAAGCATCTGCACTTTCAGCTGGTGATGTTATTGAAATGTTCATCATGCCTGACGGAGCTAGATTGTTGGAAGGTTCTCTAGCGCATGACGCTCTAGGTGGATCAACAACATTAGCGGTTGGTTATGGCGCTCATACAAATGCAGCTGGCAGCGCAGTAAGCGCATCAGCAGCAGCGTATAAAGCAGCGGCATCATCCGCATCAGCTGGTAAGAATAATATTCTCGCTACGCTTGCCCTGGGCTCTGGCTCAGAGCTCGATGCAGATGGCAACGGTGTACCGATCACAGTCACATTGGCTGGAGCGGCTGCAACTGGCACAATCGAGCTAACCATTAAATACGTGGTTGATTAATTAGAGGGGCGCGAAAGCGCCCCCCTTTTTTTTATGGGATAAACACATGACTTCTACGGTAGACATTGCAAACTATGCGCTTAACTCGCTGGGTGCAAACAACATCAGCACGTTTGATGAAAACAGTAAGCCAGCGCGATTGGTCAACCAAAGATATGATTCAGTGCGCGACATGGTGTTTCGACAGCATCCGTGGAATTGTTTGGTTAGGCGTGTTGAGCTACCGCGAGAAAGTGATACGCCCAGTTACGGCTACGCTAATCAATTTACATTGCCTACAGATCCGTTTTGTCTGCGTGTGCTAGAGTTTTCTAACGGCACATTAACCTATCCGTATGACGATATGACCTCTAACTCTGGGCAACCAGCCTTTGTTATTGAGGATCGTAAGCTTGTCACAGATGAGGCAGTCGCGAAAATACGATACATAGGGCGTGTAACGGATCCGATGAAGTATGACGCTGGGCTCATTGAGTCACTTGCTGCAGCTCTGGCATTTGAACTGGCCTATGCCATTACTGGCAGCAATACGGTCAAGCAAGTTATGGCAGCTGAGTACAGCGATAAACTACGAAATGCTAAGTTTGTTGATGCCACAGAAGGTGCGCCTCAAAAAATCGAGGCAAGTGATTTTCTACAAGCGAGAATGTAAATGGCGCGATCTGCACCAGCTCTATCAACCTTTACAGCTGGGGAAATATCTCCACGCTTAGAGGGTCGTGTAACAATAGAAAAATACCGCGAGGGGCTGGCTAATCTTACGAATATGATTGTGCAGCCTC